CCCTTTGTATCTACTACAATTTTAGGAGTAACTTTTTCTACTTTCCCGGTTGGTGTTAAAGTAACATTAAATAAATCTGTTTCTTTACCATCTGGTTCTTCTAATATAATTGTTTGACCTTCTAATTTAGTAACCCACCCATTATCATTAACGGTATGTCCTATACCTGTTAAAATATATCCTAATTTTCTACCAACACCTGTATCTGCATCAGTTTTATATCCTCTAGGAAGTAAATCTGGATGGATATTAAACATATGTCCTATAATTAGGTTTGATATGCCATCTATTTCTAAAGATAATTTTGTAGGAATAATTGCTTTAAATTTAATTGGGTTTTTAGATAATGCTCTAAAAATTGCTATAATATCTCTAAGAGCACCTTCATATTTGTTTGCTTCATTAAAATCAAAATCAGCTTCAGTACCACCCATTTCCTGGATGAATTCATATATTGGTGTTAGGTTGGTTAGTAAGTTTTCTAGTTGAATACCTTCATTATCATCAGCACTTGTTGTATTCATAGCATTCATTTTAGGCTTTAAACGGTCTTTTACACCCTGGTTGAATCCAACCATTGTATCATTTTCTAGACCTAATTGCCCCCCACCTGTTTGAGCACCTATTGCTACTATAGAAGATTGTTCAGAGAATATTTGTGATTCTAATGAATAATTTCTTACTGTAGATTTTAAACCATTATATTTTCCTGTTGGTGTACCATTTTCTGAGTAGAATGTAAACATATTATTGTATGCATCCTTTTTTGATTGGGCATCTACAAAATTGATGTCTATAATTCTAGCTACACTATCTATAGGATCAACATGTATGTCAAAATTATTTACATTACCCGTTGCTGTAGATATATCAGATAGTATTTTCTTTAAAAAATCATATAAATTGATATTATTTTTACCAGTCTTATCACTTTCTTCTAATCCAGAATCTTTACAGGCTTTTAATAAATAACGTATATTAAGATATATATTTCCTATTTGTCCTAATCCTGCTTTACAAGCCGGGTCTGATGTTCCATTAGTATCAGATACAGAAAATGGTTTTAAAGTGCTAAACCAACTAAGATCATCAGCAGCATCTTCTTGTTTTTCCTTTATTTCTTTTGTTTTTTGTTCAACTTTAATTTGATTTAGTATTATTTCTTTCTTTTTATCTACTATACCTAATTTAAAGCCTTTTTTAATTGCTGGGAAGTATTCTTCTATATTACTTTCTGTATATAAAAAATCAAGGAAATCATAAAGTTCTCCTTTTCCACATTTAGATGAATCACTATTTATTGAAGGTTGATAAACTTGAAGTCCTGATATAGTTACTTTTTCAACTTTTATAGCTAATTCATATTGTCTTTGCAATTCAGCAGCAGCCTTATCATCACTTATTCCTGCACTTTTACAAGCATTAAAATAATTTTGAATAAGCCATTTAGCTGCATCTTCATCTTTTGAACCACCACTATCATTTAACACATGGGGTATAACAGCATTTATAGTTGCTTTGGCCGTATTTTCACAAGGTGTTAAAGCCCCATTCCAGGTAACATTAGCATCAACTTGCTTTCCAACATCACCAACTTGTGGTTCTGGAGTTGCTGCAGATCCGGTTGGGGTAAGATTTTCGGGTAATTTAAATGCTCCCCAAACATCGTTTCTAATTAAACAAACTGAAGGATCTACTGATATTTGTAGTGGGTGGCATAAACTTAATAGGTAAGGAGGTGATTGGTTTTTTAAATCATCAGAAGTTATTTGGTTATTAGGGTATTTTCTATCACTAATAGATACACCTACAATAGGTTTGTTTCCACCTTCAGCTACTATACCTACTGTTAAGTGATTATTAATTAATTTACATAATGATTCTAATGTTATCCATGTTTGGCTATCACTTGTTCCTAATTCTTCATCGTCATCTGTATCGTTATGGTATTCAATATCCATTGATAGTAAATCATATGATACACCGAATTTATCAGTTTTAGTAAAAATAGCAGCTTTATTATCTGAAGGTACTGAATTCCAAAGTTCATATAGTAAACCTGATAGGAAGTTTCTTTTAAAGAATTTTTCTCTATCATCGGCGGTACCAGCATAGGCGGAGTCTACTATTTGTAAATATCCCTGTGTTTGGAGGGTAATCAGGGATAGGTTAGCAGCAGAATAATTTATTTTTAATGATTCTATTAATTCACCAATAGAAATTAAAGTTGTACTACAATCATATCCTCCATCTGGTCTTGCTGACCATTTATAGTTTTTAATAATACCTAAGAAACCACCATAATTACCTTGTGCTTCTTCTTCTTTTTTAAATAATTGTTGAAATACATTTTGATAATCTTTACCTTTAAGATTACTATCAAATATATCAAATGAAGAAAATGATGATACTAAATTACCATCATTATTGAGATAAGGATTCCATCCCCATTCCAACAATACAGAGTATCCAGGTCTCATATAAAGTAATTCTAAATCTTCTAATTGAGTAATATCCCAACAGTTAAAATTTATTGTTACTTCTCTTAATGAACCATAAGCGCCTTTTGATTTAATATCAACTCCGGTAATACCAGGCATTGGTCTAATACCATATTGGTGTGTTTTACCACTTGGTGTTTGTAATGAATATGCATTTTCAGGTCCGGATCCCACTCCACTTCTTAACTTTCCATTATATAAAGCACCACCCATTAAAATATAATTTTTAGCTAATGCTCCACCGTCTTCTTTAACATCAACGGATGAAGACATCCTCAACCAAGCTTTTCTACCATTAAGGTAGGTTAAATCTGTTAAGTTACGTCTAGCAATAGCATCACCTCTTTTAATGAGTTGATTCTTAATGACTGATGGGAAAGATTCTTTAAATATAGACATAACATTATTTGTAGTTTAAATCATCAAACATTTTTAATACAGCACCTAAATCTGTTGGTATTCTTAATTGAGTACCTGGTGTAAGGAACATAGATCCTTTATTTATATTATTATTAGCCGCTGATATAACCCACCAATGTTCTGGGTTCTTATAGTAAGTATAAGCTAATAAGTCTAATCTGTCTCCTATTGTTGTGATGACATATACATCATATTCCGATAAAGGAATATTTGGGTATTTCTTTAACTTTAGGTATTTTGTACCTGTTGGTTTATCTGTAATATCTTTTGTTGTATATCTCATTATCTATATGGAGAAGGATTTAATAGAGATGATGATTTTCCAGTAAGACCTGTTAAACCAAAAGGATTAGCTGAGTTAAATTTATTTTTTGAAGAAAATGCTGATTTTCCAGTAAGACTTTGTATACTAAAAGGATTAGCTGAGTTGAAAATGTTCGTAGAAGAAATTTTATTTGTAGGAAGACCTATTAAATTAAAAGGATTAGAAGAAGTAAAAATATTAGGTTTAGACAGATTTTTTAATGTAAATTTTTCATATAATTTTTGTTCACTATCTCCTTTAGTTAAATCTTTTTTAGGAGATGAATCTACTTTAGATTCAGTTTTACCAAACAAATACCCACCCTTTTTAAATTCAGGTAATGCCTTACCAATAATCGTAAAGCTGAATTGGGCGTTCAAATACATTGCTAATCCCAAATCTATATCCCAAGAAGAGGTATCAGGTATATCAAACGAAATTGATGTTAATATCCCTGGTTCTCCCATTAGATAACTACCTAATGTTATTGCCGTTATTATTCCTCCTAATCTATTATCAGTACTATATTTTCCCGCTAAAACTGATTGCAACTCACTTAACTTTGAATGGTTTTCTAATAATTCAACTGGATTAAAACATGGAATTTGTAAGCTAAAACTTACATCTCTTTTAGTTTCGGTGAATGTATAAAAACTTTCTGACCTACCCACATATTTTATTGGGTTCCAGGTTGCTGTTGCACCATATTTAAACCCAGACATATATGCTGAGAAGAATATACTGCTTAAATTTGTAGCATCGAATGGATTAATAGAGTTAAAATGTACACTCATTATACCGGGGTCAAATCTCTCAAAATTAGATACTTTTAATTCTCCGTTAAAGTAAAATCCCCTTTTAGAATTTCTATTTATAGTTATTATTTCTGTTGTATCTAAATCTTGTACTGACTTAGCTGATTCATCATCATTACCAAATTGACTAACCATTGACCCAGACTTATAGAGTTTTTCTAGTCTATTTTCTTTTTCAAAACCTTCAACATTTATAATTGAAGCCTTAACTTTTTTTCCATTTTTACCAGTAGTAACAGCAACATCCTGTAATGATAAACCTTTTACTTGAGAATAATCTTGCAAATTCTCTTTTACTAATTTATCAAATTCTGCTTGTTTTCCTTTAAAAGTTATTGTTTTATTAGTTCTTGTATCTGTTATATTTGTATCACCCTGAATTGTAATGGATTTTTGTCTTTTTATTTCTCTTATTCCACCAATATAAGTTGGGTCTTCATCTTTATATTTAATTTTATCTTTATCAAAAACTTCTAAAGCGGATTTTATTACATTAAACTTATCATTAGGAGTTTCTACAGATGGGTTTATTTGGGGGTTATGATCTGTTCCAAAAGTATTACTCATAGTCCAGCTCCTATAGAATGGGTTGGTGTCGATGTTACCACTACCAACAGCCTTTTGTAGTTTACTTTCAGTTGCATCAGCATCATAGAGAAAACTTTCTGGTTGTTTTTTTCTTCCTAGTACTTTAAACTGATCATTTTCTAAATTATTTCCGCTAGGGAGTTCAATAAAAGGTACTGTAATGGCCCCTGTAATATGTTTACCACTAACATCAACATACTCACTTGGTTCTGTTAAAGGATTAACTGATAGTGTTCCAAAAGCTGTTGCCCATTTAGCATTTTCAAGAGCCTCATCAATTTTTATCTTATCTTCAGTAAAATTATATCTATTAATAATAGTTCTTCCTATACCATATACTGACCCAGGTCCACCAATATAGTTATCAATAGCATAATCACCTATGTTTATTTTGTTTCTTTTAAAACTAGTACGACGGAATGTAGAACGATCAAATGTAGAACGTTCAAATTCAGTACGTTCAAATGAAGAACGTTCATATGTAGAGCGTTCAAATTTAGAACGAGTAAATTCAAATCCTTCAATTTTAGCTCCTTCTCTTGTATTTTGGTTTACAGATCTATTATCTTGTCTTCCCTGTTTATTAGTATTTCTATTATTCTCTCTTCCTATTTTATTAATAGATCTATTAAATTGTCTTCCTTCTCTATTGTCTATTCTATTAAATTGTCTTCTTAGTTTATTAAGGTCATTATTAAATTGTCTTTCATATTTATTATTTAACCTATTAACCTTTCTTCCTATTTTATTAGCTTCTCTATTAGCTTCTCTTCCATCTCTATTATTCTGTCTATTAGTTGCTTTAGCTTCTTGTAAAGTTACACTAATTTCAGTTTCACCATCTCCTAAGTTAAATTTATTTCTTAAACCAACTAATCTGTTGTTTTGAGAACCTAAATTATCTTCACCCCATTTATTATTCTCAGTTGCTACACTTAAATACTTAGTATTATCATTCATTACAGGCAATAAACCATGTCTTACTAAATGACCACCAAATGCATTAAGAGGAACTTGAGCAATTGTATTAATACCTAAATTATAGATACGAGTTGGACCTACACTACTTAAAAATCTACTAGCACCTTTTTTAGCTTCTAATCTAGGATTAGATAACTGTAAGCCTACTTGTTTAATTAAGAATAATGGTCCTTTTGGTAAATCTTTAAAAAATTTACCTATACGAAGTGTATCAACTGCAGCAGCATTTAATGCTCCTACAGCTCCACCTCTAATTAAACCATCATCAAATTTAGTAAGTCTTAATTTAGTGAAAGGTTTATCAATGTCTTTTAATTCAACCTTCATATAAGGCTGCCTGCTGCTACCTCCGTCTGAGGTATCATTACCATACTTTAAGCTACGAAACTTAGTAGCGTTTAGTTGTTTAATTATAGGCATCCCTTAATTGGTTTATTAGTAACGACCTTCTGTTGGACCTAAATCGCTATATTTGCGACCTGATTTTGATTTGTAGCTTTTTGCACGTGGGTTACGTGGTGCTTTTGAATCTAATTCGTCTAATGTAGATTCTTTTCTAACTTTAGAAGAACCATTAAAATCAACTAATTTAACTTGTGGATCTGTATGTACTGAATACTGATTGTGTAATTTATCAGTTATGGTACCTGCAAAGTATCCAAATTTGTTAGCTGCTAATCCATTAGCGGTTAAGCCTAATTTGCTTGTGTTTTTTTGATTGATAATCGCCATTTTATTTTAATTTAAAATTGTCTATGTATAAATATTTGATTAGGCTGTTTTATAACGGCCGTTCATGTTTTGTGTTGTACCTACCTGCACGCTGTCCATCATCACTATGCCTTCTTTATTAAGTAATGCATCAATACCTGCTCTAATTTCAGTAAGAACTGATACTACTGGTGATAAATCGATGTTTACACCTCCTCCACCTCCACTACCACCACCTAAATCAGTGCCAGCAATTACTGTGTCTTTATTATTTAATCTGATGGCTCCTTCTGGTGCAAGTAAAGTACGTTTACCATACCCATCCCCACCAGACATAACGTCATCACCTTTGCTCATTAGACTAGCACCTAAAGCAATAGCACCACCAGCTGCGGCTGCACCTAATACCCATCCTATAATTGGTATTTTTGCCGCTGATTCAAATGCTGACATAGCCGCTCCTGCTATACTTTTCCATGCTTCTCGAATTGTTAATAATAATCCTCGTTGTTTAAGAGCAAGAGAAACCTTTTCATAAGTAGTTTGAAGAAAAGTTATAGCTGCTTTAGCTCTAGCTGCCACAACTGCAGCGGCATCATAAGTACCCATTATAACTTTTCTAGCAAGGCTTTTTTCATCTAAAGTAGCGGCAAATGTTTTAATACCTGCTATACCTTGCTCCCATAACAATCCAGCTAATAACTGTGCATTATATACTATTCTAGCTCCTAATCCTTGTTTGTCCATCAAGTTTTGAGTAGCTTTTTCACGTGTTATAAAAGCCTCAGTTCCCATTTGAGTTGCTTTTATAGCATAATTGGCTCTACCTGCAGCTAAAGCTGAAGTAGATAAAATATTTGATGTTAGTTGATAACCTTTAATAAGTGCATAAAGACCACCAATTATTTTTAAAGCAGGTATCATTTTATTAATGATGCCTAAACCACCACTTAATAAATCTAAGAATGAACCTAAAGGGCCAGCCATTAAATTACCAAATAAGCTTTGTAATTTTTCTACAGCAGCATTAAACTTATCTTGAACACTTTGTCTTTCAAGAGCTTGTGCTGCTTCTTCTTCATTTATTTGAGCTAAAGATTTACCAGATTTAACTGCTTCTTCTCTTTTTCTTAATTGTTCAGATAATTTATCTGATGTTGTTCCTAAAGCTTGAGAGTATGCATTTTGTGCTAATACGTTCATTTTAGAGAACTTAGCAGCAGTCATACCTTGGTTAGCTAATTCTTGAGCCACACCTGCCATATCACCCTGTAAAGCTAATGCTCTAGCTCTTTCTAGATTTATTGCTTGACCTGTTAATAATTCTGCTTTTAATTCATTTTCAATAGATGATTCAAAATTTAATAATGAATCTGCTTGTGATTTGGTATCTTCTAATGTAGTACCTAATGCTTTCATAGCCACTACAGCCTTAGCTATACGTTCAGGATTATACCCTAAATTAGCAGCTAACTGACCCGATACTTTAACAGCCTCAGCTAAGGTTGCTTTAAAATCAATACCAACTCTAAGTTGATTTCTTGCTGTTGTTAAACCTCTAACAAATGATCTATAAGTTTCTTCAGATGATTTACCCGATAACGCAGCATATCTTTGAACTTGTGCGGCTTCATCTGCTTGTAAACCAACTTGTTTAGTTAATTTAATTTGAGTTGTAAGTTGGTCTGCTGAAAATTCATAAGCAAACCCTGTTGCTTTAGCTAACTCTCCAAATGCTTGAGTTAAACTGGCAGTAGTGACATTTAAATTATTAGATGAGCTTTCTATAGCTACCATCTTTTCTCTAAAGGCATCTGCTCTTTGAGTTCCATATCCTAATTGTTTCCCTAATTCAACTGCTTGTGCATTTGCATTTAAAGCAGCTTTAAAGAAGAAATTAGCAATTTTTAACAATATAGTTAATTGTGTAACAGGATCTTTTAATGCTTCTCCTACTCCAGAAGCTACTCCCTTCATCCCCGTCATTAATACACTCCATTTAGAGCCAGTTTTAGCAACCTCTCTCATATCTTCCTTTAAATTCTCAAAGAAAGTACTACTAATACCTAATTTACCTAGAGCGCCAACAAGACCATCTACTATTTTTCCAGATATACCTAAAGTAGATTGAATTCTTTCTTCTTCCTTTAATCTATCCTTTACTGCTTTTTCTAAATTTTGATAACCTAATTCTTGATTTCTTAAAAATCCGCTACTTGTTCTAATATTATCTTCTAATAATTTTTTCTCGGCATTTAATGATGCTCTTTTTTTAGCAGATATATCTTGATTTTTTAAAGCACTTTTAACTTCAGATAAACGTTCAACGTTAATTTTTCTACTAAGCTCTAAATTTCTTTGTTCTTGTTTTAGTGTTTCAAGACTAGTTTGTAATTGTTTTTTAGTAAGAGTTGAAATACCGTCCTGATCATATTTTAATTTAGAGGCAATACTACTTAATTTTTCAAAAGATTTGCTAGTATCTCTAGTGGCGTTTTTTGTTTTACTTATTTCAGTAAGACTTCTTTTTAATATTTCATAAAAAGTATTAATATCTGAGTTGAGATTCTTTTGTTCATTTCTTAATGAACCTAATTCTTTTCTAAATTCAGTAGCACCTCCAACCAATTTTTCAAAGGCTTTAGCATCAGAGATAGTAATATCTCTTAATTCTTTCATCAATTTGACTAATTCCGCTGCTTCTGCTGCTGATATTGGTGTAGTATCCGCCATTACTGTGTTTTAATTACCCATATAAATATTGAAAGCGCCTATTTCTTAGGCGCTCTCGTTGAGTATGTAGGTTGTGATACGTTTGGGGTTAATGGTTTTGATGATGAATTTGATTTGTTTTCCATCTGTTTATTTTGCTTTTCAACAGCTTCATTTTCATCTTCATAAAACTTTTTTATCTTTTGGAACGTAAATCGACGTAACCATATTGGCATGTTATACACCGTATTCCAATCGTATCCACCTTTTCCATGAAATACTATTTCGTGGATTTGGCCAAATACCATAGGTCTATCTTCCTGAGTCAGGCCAAAAAAAGTTAATCCCTACTGGAACTGAAATGCCCTCCTCTGCACCTTCAGGATAATAAGTCATATCAACATCTGGTTGGATTTCGGCATAATATTCACGTAACGCTCTAGCGTCTTTTGCTGTTAAACCATTATCAACAAAATCACGAATTGATGCTAATTCTCTCTTACCGTTGATTGATGTAATAATATATTTTAAACGAGTTGTAATCTCGAATGAAGCTTGTGGTGTAATTTTCTTTAAACCTTTAATTTCAGCATCGATTGCTTGCTCATCACCGTGCGTTAATAATTTAAACGTCACTGCGTTTCCTGATAATGGCATTGTAAATTCAAATTCATTTTTACCTTCTTCAAACAATGAATAATCAACTTTTTTTTCTTTCAATGTTGATAAATCAACTGTGATTGTTTCTTCAGCGCCTGTAGACGGATTAAAATATCTAAATGGGTATTCAGCACCGTATCCCAAGATACGAGCACCTAACAGAATTGCGTTTTTATCGCACACTAATATGTCATTAAAATTAACTGTTGACACAATTAATGACTGCATTATTCGGTTAAGTACAGAACCATCTTTGATGTAGTTAGCGTTGGTAAGAATATCTTCTTCCTTAGCGGTCATATACTTCATTTCAATTTCACCTGTGGATAATGGTGATTCTTTTGGATACAATAAGCCTTTTGAAGGTAACGAAATCGTTTCGGTAGGCATTTTAAATTCGCTCATATAACATTTTTATTTGTGTATATATAAATATACAAAAAAGAAAGACGTCTGCATAAGCAGACGCCTTAAGGAAAAGAAATATGAAGGGAATTAGAAATTCAATACACAATAATCCATAGCAATAGTAACTGATAAGTTAACTGCTGCTTCACTAGACCAATCGTATTCACCAAAGTTTGCAGTTTTTACATATGCACCTTTGATTACCCATTCGCTAACTATGTCACCTACTGGGCCTAATACGTTTAGTACTAAATCTTTTTTATAAAAATCAGAATAACCATCACGGCCAGTTACTGATTCGTGAGCCAAACGAGCCCATTCCATTACTGCTTGAGCACCGCTCGGAGTGATTGGGTCATATAATTCTAAAGTCATGTCTTGCCACTTAACTTTACCTTTTACTTTACGGTAAACGTTAATGTGATCTAAGATGATTTCACCTGCGTCAAACTGAGGAGACGCTGCTTTCTTGATCAAATATGCTGGGATACCATCTACATACATGATGAAACGGTTTTGCACCTTTGGTTCGAAAGCGGTGAACATTATTTGGTTTGCATCTAATACAGCCATTTTATGTTAAATTTTGTCTATTAATAAATATTATTGTTTATAACTCTTACGCTGGGAATGTTGCCCCAGTTGGTAATACTGTGAAATCCAACACAATGAATTCTGCTGTTTTGCTTGGTTGTAAAAAGATTTGACCAACTAATTGGTTTCTATCGATTACATCCGGTGTATTATTTGAATCATCCATTACCACTTTGTAAGCATACAAACCTTGACGTTGTACTACTGATTCTAAGTAAGGATTAGCTATACTCATGAATCTGTTTCTTGTAGCTGCTGTATTTTGTTCAAATACTAATGAACGACCTACTTGACCTAAGAAACCTTTTAATGTGATTAATAAACGACGAACATTGATTCTATCTAATGAAGTTGACTTCTTTTGTAATGTCTTTTGACCAAACGCTACAACACCTTCTCCAGGGAATGAAGCTAGTGGGTTAACATTTGTATCATATAAGTTATCACGATCTTCTTGAGATAATCTTCTTTCAGCACGTAATACTGATCCAATTCCACCGCGGTTTAAACCTGCTGGAGCGAACCATTCAGCACCAACTTGATCGTTGAATGCGAATACACCACCCATTACTACTGATGGAGGACACCATACAGCCTTACCTAAGTTAGAACTGAATAATTGTACCCAAGGGTAATAAGCAGCTCCGTAACTTGAACCATTAGCAGCAGAAGCTGTAACAGCAGCAGCTACGTTAGCACCGTATGCTGTAGTATCGATAATTGCCATTGAATCACCTCTACCTTCACACACTGCAATTACGTCATCTGAGATTGAACTTAAAGCGCTAGTACCTAATGTTGCACCAGGAACTAATAATAAGTTAAAGCTATAATCATCTTTATTTGATAATAAAGTTAAAGCAGCTGCATAATCAGCAGCAGCAAATCCTTGACAATCTGTAGCTGCAGTATCGTTTGCTTCAAAGAATGAAGCAGCTCTGTTTGTTGCAGCAACACCACCACTGAATGAACCACTAGCTGATGTTGGTAAAGATCCACTATATGTTGAAGTTTTGTAGTTTCCGTTATTATCGATTGAATCGATAGTATTAGTTACTGATTTAACACGAACATATGAAGAACCACCTTGGAAGCTACCTGAAATTTCTACTAAGCCTTTTGAACTATTGTAAACAGGTTTTGCATCACCAATTACACGAGAAATGTAGTTTGGTTGAGATGGATCTAATGACAAGTTTGAGAAAGATTCTAAAACATTTTTGTTGTTTGTATTGTCATCACCACGACGAACTAATAATGTAAATGTACCTTTTGTAGCACTTACATTAGTTACTTCCCAACGTACATTCTCTGTTGTACCATTTGCTAAAGCACCTGATACTTCAGAACCACTATTGTTTGCGATATCGCCCCAATAAGTTGATTCTAATACGAAAGACGCTGTACCTGATGTTGCAGTTGATACTGATGAACTTGCATAAGTGTTATAAGAAGAACCACTGATGATTTTTGTTACTAGTAATGAGTTTCCACCGTTGTTGAAGTACTCTTTAGCAGCTAATGAAGTAAAATATTCATAGTAGTTACTACCACTCTTAAATATATCACCAAAAACTGATAAATATTCACTATAAGATGTCACTAATGTTGGTGCTAAAGGATTACCTTTAACTGTAGGTCCAACAATAGCAGCTCCAACTTCTTGAATACCTCTTTGTACTAAACTCTTATCGTTTTCGCGAGTGAAAACGCCAGGAGAGATAATTTTTTCTGCCATAGTATTTTTTAGTTAAATTGATTTGAATTGTTCTGACAATAAATATTCGGAGAAATACGTAACCGCCTAGCCTTACGCTAGGATCTCACCAGTTTGTACATCTAAAGTTCCTTCCCCATAAGTTTCACGAACCTTAATAAGGAATTCATTCTGGCGCGTTTCGGCTGATCTTATATCCGCGTATAGCTCCGTTAATTCCTGATCCATTAGTTTTAATTGATCTTCTAATTCGTGTTTGTTATATTGTAACTGCCCAATTTCAAATATTGTATCTGAATATTGTTCGCGCATTGCGATGAGTTCTGCTAATTCCTGTTCTGTTAATTTCTTATTCATATTATTGTTCCCATTTATTTTTAGGACAGCTTTCTTTAATTGGACTAAATACCTTTTTAGCTAATGGACATCCACAAGCATTGCAATACCAAAATTTCATTATGTCTTGGTGTGTTTTATGTTCACAACCATCACACACTGCTAAACGATATTCAGCTTTTGCTTTTTGTTCTGGGGATGGATTTTCCGCTGCTATCCAGGCTTTACCTATTTCTACTAACTTATTCATACAACTTGACTTAATGAAGAAAAGCCCCTGAATTAGAGGCTATTTCTTCGTTTTATATAGAGGGATTAGTCTTCAACTTTAATCAATTGAAAGAATGTTTGATAGTTGCCTTCTGTTTCTACATGAGCGAAATCGCTGATGTTGAAAGGTTTATATTCTAACTCTCTTTCTTGACTTAATAAGTCGTTGTATTCCTTTTGAAATTCAAAGAAATCTTGATTCGGTTCTGCTTTGAATTTTGGATTACCTTCTTCGTCGACACCATCTTCTACTTTAGTAGATGGAGACAGTTGGTAACCACCGTTTTCGTCTGTTGAACCATACTTCATAATTAATTCATCACGAAGTTTATTAATTGATTCTTTTTCAGAAGTCAATCTTTTATTTAAATCAGTGATCCAATACTTAGTGATCATATTAAGTTTTTCACCTAATAAACCCTTAGAAATTGCTTCGCCTGTTTGTTGGTTTACTAAACCATTAATTTCAGCTTCGAGATTTAAAAACTCGAATAATTTTAGACTAATTTTTTCCATAACTTTCTTTCTTATTATTTAATATTTGTTTTTTTCTTTGGAGCTGCTGCTTGTTTTTTGGGAGCCTTTGCTTTAGCTTCTTTTACGACTTCTTTTACTTCTTTAACAACTTCTTTAATTGATTCGATTTTTGATTCAATTGCATCAGGAATGTTGTTGTTGTTAGCGTCAGCAATTTTACCCTTTTTCATTAAGAAGTAAGTAATAGTAGCTGCGATTAATAAACCTACGATAATAATTAACATAATTAAATTTTTTTGTTCGTATATAAATATATAACAAAGTCCAAAAACCGCAATCTTATAAAGAAGAAAGACGAGTTTCTACTTCTTGGCGAACCGCGTTAAATACTTCTTCTGTTGATGTTTCAATAACATTGTTAGTTAAATCATCAGCTATTTTATCATAAAATGGGGCTGGTGCAATAACACGCATGAAGCACTCAATTGGTTCGTTTACTAATGTAATTACTTTTTTAGTTTCACTGTCTACTAATAAGTAAATTTGTTTTCCTTTGTAATAATTTATCATAAATTTTTATTTTATATATTAAGCTGGGGAACAATCAAAACACCCACTATAGTAACATGGGTCTACAGATCCCCCACAACCACCACCACACTCACAATAGTAAGGCCACGATTCATATCCACAAGTCGCTGAATTGGATTCTATTAATGTATTATAAGTTCCACAATTACCATCTGCATAGGTATAATATAAAGTCGTTCCAGTACAAAATGATTCAATATATGTTTCATCTGCTTGACAACTAGAACAAGCTGTTACCGCTGTAATCATGCCAGATGAGTTAATGGAATATACGTTAGTTCCATCAGATACCCAACCAGTACTTACAGGAACTGTTTTCTTATCATCTGTATACAGATAACATCCATATATTAGTGTAGAGCAAGTACTATTAAAAGATAAACACTGTGTAGCCATAATTTTATTTTTATTTTAACAACCTCCTCCTCCGTTACAACAAGCACAATTTCCTGTTTGTGTGTTATTAGCCGCTATACAAGCAATACTTGGTGAATCTGAACTATAACATAGGTCATATAGGTATCCTATTACTGAGTATGCTTTAATGTAGTAGTCTGTATTTGCTTGAACAGTAAAAGTATAAGATAATGATGCAAGGTTAGCAGAGTGAGATTCAGGTTTCCATAAAGATTGGTTATAAATTAATGTACCATTTGCAGTTATTTCTAAAAATCCATATCCATCACGTTGCCATCCCCAGTTTGATGGAGCTGTTTCAATAGTATTTCTACCAAAATTAGCTTGAATAGATAGGGTACTTCCTACCCAAACATTAGCATTCATTTGAGGAGAATATTGTGGTCCTCCAAAAAACAAACCATTTAAAGGAGGACTATTATTTGGATCTAATACTAATGAAGTTCCATTAACCTGTCCAAATAAATCTACATTTAGATAATCAACTCCTCCTACTTGATCCATTTCAAATAATATTGAATTTTGGGTTGGTAAGGGACTTATATAATTCCAATTACATGTAAGATAGGGACTTGATCCAACTTGATAAATACCACCACCTATATCCCAACTTGTAGAAGGAATAGATGGAAAATATGGGTCTTGAGGACCTGTTCTAGCATATACTTTACTAGCAACTTCAGCACGAGTTAAACATCGATTGATAGCAGGAATGGTTTGACCCGGTCTTAACCCAATCAAATTCTCATTCACCATCGCCTGGAGTTCATTTCCTGTTATCTGATAATTACCGCTTCTAGCCATTATTTAGATTCTAATTCTTTTATTCTAGCTTCTAATTGTTGAATTGCTTTTATTAACACACCTACTGTTGATGGGATATCCATTGCATTTTTCTTTGGAGAAGATAACTCTATTGGAGTATCTTCAGCAATAAATCCAATGTGAGATACACTATCTTTATCATCCTTATAATTAAATGTTACTATATTAACTTGATTTAATAGAGCTAAAGCATCAATATTGAAAGGAATAATATTATTTTTTAAATAGCGAGATGAATTCTGCCAGAAACCATCCGCATAAATTGTATTTCCACTTACTGTTATTGCTGCATTTGTAGTAGCTCCGGTTGAAGTACCATTACTAATTAATAAAGCATTATTTGTTGCCGGTGAAATAGCATTAAATCCAGGACCTGTAGGGCCTTGGTTACCTTGTGGGCCTTGGTTGCCTTGTGGGCCTGCACCTGTTGGACCTTGATTGCCTTGATTACCAGTACCTGTGGGACCTTGGTTACCTTGTGGGCCTTGATTTCCTTGAGGACCATTACCTGTAGGGCCTTGACGTCCTTGAGGGCCTGCATCTCCAGTACCTGTAGGGCCTTGATTTCCTTGAGGACCAGCTACTGTTGAACTAGGGCCTGTAGGACCTTGACGGCCTTGAGGGCCTGCTGTTGTAGAATCAGTACCTGAAGGGCCTTGACGGCCTTGAGGACCCGCTGTTGTTGAATCTAAACCACTAGGGCCTTGACGACCTTGTGGACCCGCTACTATTGAATTATTACCATTAGGGCCTTGATTTCCTTGAGGGCCAGGTACTGTTGAATTATTACCATTTGGGCCTTGGTTACCCTGATCGCCTTTTGTTCCTTGTATTCCTTGAGGGCCTTGGTTGCCTTGATCTCCTTTTGTCCCTTGTATTCCTTGAGGGCCTTGGTTGCCTTGTGGGCCTTGATTACCCTGTGGGCCTTGATTACCTTGTGGGCCTTGAAAACCTTGATCGCCTTTATCGCCTTTTGTTCCTTGTATTCCTTGAGGACCTTGATTGCCTTGAGGACCTTGGTTGCCTTGAGGACCATTTGGGCCTTGATTTCCTTGATCGCCTTTTGTTCCTTGTATTCCTTGAGGGCCTTGGTTGCCTTGTTGTCCTGTTGGGCCTTGATTTCCTTGGTCGCCTTTTGTTCCTTGTATTCCTTGAGGACCTTGGTTACCTTGATCGCCTTTTGTTCCTTGAGGGCCTTGAATACCTTGAACAGACATATCTGTTGAAAAGTTCCATGTTCCACCACTTCTTAAATATAACTTTCCATAATCAGGATCTGATTGAGATAAACTGCCCCCAACCAAACCAAATTGTCCCTCGGGACATGAATTATCAGCTAACAATAAAGCTACTGAGTTATATATTTGATAAATTGTAAATCCTTGTCCTGTTATTCCTTGGTAGCCTTGGTTGCCTTGAGGGCCTTGTACTCCTTGTGCTCCATTACCTTGGAAACCTTGAAATCCTAAAGGACCTTGGTTGCCTTGTTGCCCTGTAGGACCTTGATTTCCTTGATCGCCTTTTGTTCCTTGTATTCCCTGAGGTCCTTGATTGCCTTGAGGACCTTGGTTGCCTTGTTGCCCTGTAGGACCTTGATTTCCTTGATCGCCTTGATTACCTTGAAAACCTGTTGGACCTTGGTTGCCTTGTGGACCTTGATTGCCTTGTTGCCCTGTTAAGCCTTGGTTACCTTGAGGGCCTTGGTTGCCTTGATTACCTTGAAAACCTGTTGGACCTTGGTTGCCTTGATTACCTTGAAGACCTGTAGGGCCTTGATTACCTTGATTACCTTGAAAACCGGTTGGGCCTTGGTTACCCTGTTGACCTGTTGGACCTTGATTACCTTGATCACCTTTAGCACCTTGATCGCCTGTATATCCTTGAGGGCCGAGTGGGCCTTGATTACCTTGATTGCCTGTAAATCCTTGATCACCCTTAATACCTTGAAGTCCTTGCGAGCCAACTTCACCTTGTACACCTATTGGGCCTTGGTTGCCTTGAGGGCCAACTACACCTTGTATACCTATTGGACCTTGAACGCCTTGAAGACCTAATGGACCTTGATTGCCTTGTGCACCTACGGGACCTTGAACACCTTGAGAACCTGTAGTTCCTTGAGTGCCTTGAAATCCTTGAGCGCCATTTGATATTGTGATTGCTGCTATGCTACCACTTAGTGACGTCCAGTTAGTGTCCATTTCCTGCCAGGTAAGCGGGCGTCCTAAAGTTGATCTTAAAGATAAAGCCATAATTTTTTTAAATTTGTCACGTATAAATATGAAAGGGGATGATCACTCATCCCCTTCTAAAAATATATATTAATATCTAATTAACAATCCTGGTAGCTGCCTGTACCGAACACTTCATCAACCTTTTCTTTTAATTTAGCATAACCAAATTCGAAAATGTTTGCTTCTTCTACTGCAGTAAAATCTGGGATCATGTACGTTACACTTTCAGAAATTGTTGTTTCTACGTTAGTGTAAGTAATACTTCCTGATTCATCAATGCTTTGAGAAGGCATGCTTACTGTTCTGTAAATAACACTTTGAGATGGAACTCTTAAATCAACGTATAAGTTATCACCAATTTGTTGGTTACGAGCTACTGCTCCACCCATTCCAGGACCTGGGTATAAATTAGATGAAGATGTTGCTGCTTCAGTGTCTAAATACAACTGTGTTTGGAAATTTGCGTATCCACCTTTTTGAATGTTATAAGTAGTAATACGAAGATATGCTTCGCTTGTGATACCTAAATCAGTACCAATTTGTTTTGTAATTTTGATTGCCATTTTATGTTTTTTTTACGTGTATAAATATTAACGATAATGTTCTCCCCCAAGCCACAACACAAACGATCTACGAGTTCCCACAGTTACTGGTGAAACGCGGTGCATCATGTATGAAGGGAATATAACTACTGTACCTTTGCCGCGTGGTGCAGTGATAGGTTCTTTACCTCCTTGCCAAATATCCAAATCACCACCTTCATATTCGCTAGGATCGGATAATTGAACTGTAATAGACACTTTACGGAGCGATAACATCCCAGGTCCAATGTCTTGGTGCCAAATGTAGTGACCACCTTCTGAAGCGTAATATTCAGTGTATTGTATTTGTTCTGGTGCTGAATATAGGTCAAATCCCCATAAAGCATCATTTGCTTCAACAGCCATGTCCATTAGTCTACCATATAACCAATCCCATTTCATATTTTGTGGGATCCATTTAATAGAAGATGAACGTGCTTCTTTATTTTCACCACCAATAGTGGTGGCTTCTACAAAATCAATATCATTCACATCTCTATAAATTTTGTTTAATTCTTCTTCATTAAACCCATTATCAAAATAGTAATAGTTTTGAAGATCAACATGTTTCTTTGAGAATAAATAACCTGTTTGTACCATTGTTTATATTTTATTAGTAATTTGATTTTTTAAGTACAATATCGATATATTCATCAATATTCACCGGAGGTAATTCTTCGTTTGTTAAAATTCTTTCTTTAATAGTTTCTCTTGGTTGTTTTGACCAAAACGCATGGTGAATTTCAGTTTCAAAGAATATGTTGTGTGATTCTAAATCAGTAAATGCTTTTGATGCTCTACATCCTAAACAAAATTCTTCACGTGGGAATAAAAATCCATATTTGCAATTTATAACTGAATTGGTTTTAAATCCACATCCTTTTATATCTTCAATTGCTTTTTCAAAATCAGTACCATACTGCCAATGGTCACAATGAACAAAGTTTCCAAATTTTAATGCAGCTGATCCTAATTGTTTTCCCAAACCAGATGATTGTATTTCTGCTTGCCCCCAATATGGATTACCTTTTAATTCCATAGGTTCTCCACTTTCATCATAATATTCTTTTAATGGGAAAATTCCTACATCAAAATGTTTTTGATTTCTACGGACAGTTGGGTTATTACCATATTCTCTTTCATTTAGAAAGAAAAATTTATCAGTTTCTTGTTTAATATTAGATTGTTTTATCCAATAACCATACCCAAACTGTCTATCATCCACATCATGCAAGAATCTACGTAATTGTATTTGGTCTATTTCATTATTAGTTTCTAATAATTCTAAACAATCCATTAACCAATTTTTATCAAATCCACTTATAGATTGTGGTAATGTAATCCAATCCCCTTCTAAAAAGAAAGAATATTCGTATAATTTTAAATGTTCGTTTAATTTGTTTATACCCGGACCTACACCTAAGTTTTTACCTTCACAGAATAAATGAAAATTTACCTTATGGCTCCACTTATCAATCATTTCATTAATAGAGCTTATAACAGGACTATCATGACCACCATTAAAATATATAAACCAATTTACACCTTCTGGAACTATGGTGTTTTCTAAAAAACTATTAACTGTATCTATAAAATATTCACCTCGCTTAGGTGCATCATGTGTTAAAGTTCCTATGCAGAAATTTTTCATATCTTATTTTATTTGTTTAATCCAACTTGTATCTTTAAATGTTTCGTCTGGTATTCCAATAGTTTCTAATATACCATCTATAACTCCTTGCCAATTTTTATGAAAATCATGTCCACCAATAAATCCACCTTTATTGATTATTGGAAAATAATTACGAATATCTTTTTTAATTTGATCATAAGTGTGTAATCCATCTATATAAATAAAATCAAACTTTTGTTCAATTAAATCATCAATAGCATCATCAGATGTTTTGTGAATATGTTGTATATTATCAAAAGGAAGGATTGTATTATTAAATACTTTATGAACGTCCGTTAACTCCATATAATTACAAGTAATATCATTTGGATCATAATCGTTCATGAAAGGATCAATAGCAATTACATTTTTAAAATGTTTTGCAAATATGATAGTAGACTCACCAGCATAAGAGCCAATTTCTACCATTGTCATATTTTTAGTATCACTATGTTTTTGTATATGTGAAATTAAATCTTCTAACCCTTGAGCGTACTGCCCATCTCTCATTTCAAATAAATGTTCTTTAGTATTCATGTATATTATTTATAAATTAGTATATTTTTGTTGTAATT